CGCATGTGCAGGCCGCCCGTCGACCCGATGCGCGCGTACTACGAGGCCGTCGCTGGCGTGCAGGCCCGCTTCGCTGGTGAGCATGGCACCTGGTCGCACCCGGCGATCTACTGGGCCGCGATGCCCATGGCCGTCGAGCTGCGCGAGCAGACCTTCAGCGCAGTGAAGGCCCGCTGGGAAACCGCGCTGGCTGTGCAGCTGGGCCGCGGCGAATGGGAGGACATCCCGAAGCCGATGCTCGCCCTGACGTCGCCCGGCCAGTCCACGACCAGCAGCGCCAAGGCCCGCGAGACCATCAAGCAGCTCGTCGGCAAGGTCGTGCACAAGTCCGCCGACGGCAACCCGAAAGGCTGGGCCCGCCGGATCCTCGATCGTCACGCGGCCGGCGACAAGATCACCCCGGCGCAACTGCGGATGGCGCAGGACGCGCTTGCCACCGACGGCTGACGAGACCATTTCGCGCGCGAGCGCATCGAGTCCCCGCTATGGCGGGAACGACAACAACCTGAAAGGGCAACATGAGCACGACCACCATCAAATTCTTCGCCTTCGCTCACCTGCCGGCGCACCTGCAGGCCGTCAGCAAGCCGATCGGCGAGCTGGCCAACCTGTTCGAGGAACAGATCCCGAGCGGCCCCGAGAAGTCCGCCGGCATGCGCAAGCTGCTGGAGGCGAAGGATTGCTTCGTGCGCGCCGCGCTGGAAGCACCGAAGCCGGTCACCGTCGAGACCAAGACCTACACCGATGGCACGAGCGCAACCGGGACGGCGCCGCTGCCGGATGTCTCTCCCACTGGCGCGCCGGCCCTGCAGCCGCACCAGCAGCGCGTCGTCGACGAGAAGGCCGAACTGGACGAGCGCCTGGCGAAGCTCGTCGACTTCACCCGCACGTCGATCTTCGCCGGCCTCGATGCCGAAGAGCGCAATCGCCTCGACCAGCAGGCCGCGACGATGGCGATGTACTCGGACATCCTCGGTGATCGCATCGCCGCGTTCGCCGAGGTCGCAGCATGAACCGCTTCATCGGAACCAAGATCGTCATCGCTGAGGCAATGACCCGGGCCGCCTACGTCGCCTTCCGTGGCTGGCAGCTGCCGGCCGACGAGAACGGCGCCGACGACGGCTACCTGGTCGAGTACGAGCCGGACGGTAAGCCCAACGTTCCGGGCCGCGCGGGCTACGTCAGCTGGTCGCCGAAGGCGGTCTTCGACGCCGCGTACCGTCGCACCGATGCGCTGACGTTCGGGCTGGCCCTGGAAGCGCTGAAGCTCGGGCACCGCGTCGCGCGCGCCGGCTGGAACGGCGCCGGGCAGTGGGTTGCGCTGGGCAGCGGCAATCCTCTTCTGGACGCTTCCCAGTTCTGGAACCCGCACGCCCGAGTGCATGCCGAGCAGAACGGCGGCGGCGCCACGGTGCGCCCGTACTTCATCCTCAAGACCGCGCAGAACGACATCCTGATGGGCTGGTCGCCGTCGCAGTCCGACGCGCTGGCCGAGGACTGGCAGATCGTCTGATCACTACGCCGCCCGGCCGCCGAACTTGCCAAATTGGTCAAGTTGGCGATTCGGGCGGCAACAACAACGACATGGGAGAACCTGAACGATGCCTTCACCATACGACCAGCTGCACCACCTGAACCGCGGCCCAGCCGACCGGATCGCCGGTATCGGCGGCCTGCTCCGCGATCCTCTGCCTGACTTGGCCGCCGAGGTCCGCGCGCTGCGCAATGAGATCGCCGAGCTGCGCGCCGAGCTGAAACCGGCGTCGTCGCTGATCCTGACCGGCCAGCAGGTTGCGGCCGAATTGCAACGCCTGAACCGGAGCCTCGCATGAACATCCTCGCCATCGACATCGGCACCCAGACCGGCTGGGCCCGCAGCTCTCGCGCCGGCACCGTCACCAGCGGCAGCGAGAACTTCGCGCCGCGCCGCATGGAAGCACGTGGCCAGCGCTGGCTGAAATTCCGCGCCTTCCTCAACGAGCAGCGCGTGGCCGGCGGCGAGATCAACGCAATCTACTTCGAGGACGTGAAAGACCACGCCGGCACGCTGGCCGCTCACGTCTACGGCGGCTTTCTCGCGTGCCTGGAGATGTGGTGCGCCGCGAACAACGTGCCGCTCAAGCCCGTCGGCGTGGGCGTCGTAAAAAAGCACTGGACCGGCAAGGGCAACGCGGACAAGGCCGCCATGTGCGAGACCGCGCGCGCACGCGGCTTCCGGCCGAAGGACAACAACGAGGCCGACGCGCTGGCGATCCTGTCGCTGGCCCAGCACCTGGAAGGCGTGGCGGCGCCGGTGGCGGAGGCGGCATGATCGCGAATGCCGACAAGACCGACGCGGAGCTGGTTGCTGATGTCCGCATGCTGGTGGGCGAGCTGTCGGAGCTGCGCGCGGAACTAAAGCGCCGCGACATCGAATTCGACGTTTTCAGCTACGGCGGCGGCGAGCGCATGGAGGCCAAGAATTTCGAACGCGTGACCCGGGAGGCCCTATGACGCCCGAGCAAACCGCCCTCGCCTGCGCCGCCTGCTTCGCCGTGGGCTTCATCGGTGGGTTCGCCGGCGGCTTCCGCGTCGCGGCCATGATCGTGACCGGCATCCGCAAGGTGTGCGGCGTCCGGCTGCGAGTCGTGGCGTCGGACGGCCAGCTTCGGGAGGACGTAGCTTGACCGAACGCCGCGACATCGGCTCGCGCCTGGAGAACTGGGCGCGCGTCTACCACGACAACCCGCGCCCAGGTCTCAGCCCCACGGCCGCGTTCTGCGACCAACTGCGCCGCGAGGCCGAAGGCGAGAAGCCCCAGGCCGAGCGCCGGAAGGTCGACGAGGCCGACGCCGCCCTGATCGAACGCGGCATGCGTGAGCTGGAGACGAAATACCGCATGCTGCTCTGGTGGTGCTACATCAAGCAGGCCCAGCCCGAGGTCGTCTGCCGCAAGCTGGCCATCGCGCATCGGCCGGCCACCGTCTTCGTCAACCTGTTCCGGGACGCGCAGCGCGCGATACAATCCGTGGTCGAAAAGTACGAGGAGCGGCAGGGATGAGCACGAACGAGAACGCCTTCGCAAACGGCGAATGGAGAAACGGGCAGTTTTATCCGTACGGGTGCCAATCCGACTTTGCGTCGGCACTGGCCCAGCAGGCGGAGCGTCAGCGTCAGGCGTCCGGCTGGCAGCCGAGCGACGATGACGGTCCGGACGGCATGCCGCTGCGCCCGCCCGGCGCCGGCCTGTCCGCCGAAGACCTCGAGCTGCTGACGCTGGCCGCGCGCGCACTCGGCGCCGAACGGATCGAGGTCATCGAGGGTGAAAACTGGGTGAACCTGCACTTCGCTGACGGGTCGACCATGTTCGGCTGGAACCCGCTCCGGCACAGCGACGACACGTTCACCATGATGGTCCGGCTGCGGCTGCTGGACAAGCACCCCGACTTTACGTACAAGCTGGCCGAGGAACAGGGCCGCGAAGGCGCCGACGAGGTCGAGGCCGCCCGCCGCGCTGCAACGCGCGCCGCCGCCGAGATCGGCAAGACCATGCCGTGATGCTCGCCGGTCAGAAGTCCAGCTGCTCCACCGTAATGCCCAGCGCGGCCGCGATCTTCTCGATGGTCGACCGGCGCAACGAATCGCTGTTTTCCTGCTTCGCGTAGGACGGCTGGGAGATGCCCAGCCGCGTGGCTACCTCGGCCTGCGTCAGCTTCAGGTACTCGCGCCAGGCGCGTACCGGCGTGGCCCCGTCAACGGTCGCGCTCACCACCTCGTGCGGGATCGTACCGCGCTCCTCGTTGAGGCTCTTCCGGTATTCGTCGTAGGGGATGACGACAAAGGCCGGTTTCCCGTCCGGCCCGTTGATCACTTGGATGTTAGTAGGTGCGTTCATCTCGTTTGCTCACTTCGTTGATTTCGACGATTTTGATTTTCCCGTCCCAATCGAACAACACCCGGTAGTTGCCAACCCTGAGGCGGTATCCGCTCTCGTGGTTCGTCAGGGCTTTGACGTTCTGGCAGTTCGGCATCGAGGCCAGATTCGTCACCGCGTCGCGGATCGGGCCTTGCGCCTGCTTGTCCAGTTTGCGCAGTTGCTTGGCGGCTTTCGGGGTCCAGTTGATCGAGTTCATAGGATGCATTATAGCCTCTTTATAGCTTTTGTCAAAGAAAAGCTATATTTTATTGGGCTATGTCTCGGCATTCCTCTGGTGGGTTTTCCAATTCCGCCACATCGTGACCATGCCGGCGCGAAATGTCTTGACAGTCGGAAATCTCAGCAGTAAATTCCACGCAACAATTTATTTCCGTCGCTCACGACGTGTCTGGTTGCCTGATGGCAGCCCGCGGCGTGAACGAATCCCGAAAAGCCCTGCGATCAGCGATGACGCGGGGCTTTTTGCTTCCCGTTATTCGTTGGCGCCGTTTTGCTGCGCAATGATTTGCCTGAAGCGCTCGGCGTACTTGCGCAACCCGTCGGCCGCCTGCTCGCATGCTATCGCCTGAGCTTCCAGGAGGGTTGGATTCACCAGCGGGACAACGATGCTGATGGATACCTGGCCGCCGTAGTCGAGTTTATAGCTTGCTTCAACTCGATGGCCTTCGCTTTCCTTCGTGACGGTGATGCTCGAATTTCCTGATGTGTTCATAGAACCTCCCTTTGTGTAGTTGTCGGGCTATCACGATATCACACAAGCAACATTCGACAGCTTTGGAGAATCTCATGTTCGGTTCGCTTCGCCGCTCCGGCCTGTTGGCCGCTGTCGCCGCCATCCTTGGCGCCGGCTACTCCGTAACCGCCATGGCCAACCAGCCCACCATGATCAGCGTAGCGCCGCGCCCGGTGCGCGCCACCAAGAGCAGCCTGTTCGGTGGGATCCGCGCGAGCGCCGGCCTGCACGGCCGCAAGGGCGCCGGCATCTCGATGGCGCAGCAGCGCCGCCGCGCAGCGAAGAGGCGCAATGTCGCGCGGAACCGACGGGCTCATCGCTGACCAGGTCGCCATGCAGTTCTTCGAACAAGTTTGCGACGGACGCACCGTCCTGAGCGACAGGGTCGAGCCGGACGCGCAGCGCGTCACCGACGACGTCTACGCGCCGTGCTGGATCGAGGCCAAACGCCAGCTCGGCTACACGCTGACGCCGACGCAGGCGCGGCTGCTCGGCGAGTTCTACGACCGTCACGAGCGCGACACCAACCCGACCACCGCTTGACGCGGACGTCTGACCAGCCGGGAACAGCAGCGGCACCAACTACCCGAGGACCCTATGCCATTCCAGATGACCGACCCCGAGCTGCGGCGCTGGCTGCTCGTCCTCCACCAGGTCAAGGCCATGCGCTGCACGATGCGCATGCGCCCACAAGCCAACGGGGAGCAACGCCCGATCAGCCGGTTGTCCCGGTAGCCGCAAGGCTGTTGCCGATTCGTCGCCGTAAGCGGCCCCGTGTCTCCCCCGCCCTGCTGATCGACCAGGGCGTTTCCGGCCCGGCCGCCTCGTGCGCGCCGGGCCATATTTTTGACCGAATGCCATGGCTGTTACCTACGACCCCGAAGTGGCCGCCGCCTTCTGCGCGGCGATGGCGTCGACGACCGACAGCATCGCGACCATCTGCAAACGCAAGGGCATGCCCAGCAAGGCGACGGTGTTCCGCTGGAAGGCCGAGCACCCGCTATTCGCCGCGATGTACGACGCCGCGAAGAGCGCCCAGATCGACACGCAGTTCGACGAGATCGTCGAGATCGCCGACAACTGCAAGACCGACAAGGACTCGGTCGCCAAGGCCAAGCTGCGCATCTACGCGCGCATCGAGGCGGCGCAGCGTCTGAAGCCGAAGCAGTACGGCCTGAAGGTCGCGCACGGCGGCGCCGACGACCTACCGCCGATGAAAACCGAGTCCACCGTGACGATCACCGCCGAGGAGGCGTACAAGAGGATGCTCAATGGCGGCGCCTGACTGGTTCGATTTCAAGGCGCCGGACTACGAGCGCATCTACGCCCTGCGCGCCGAACGGCTGCAGCGGATCCGCGCCGAGCCGGGCCTGCTGCCGGCGCTCAAGGAACACTACAAGGCCAACCCCATCGACTTCATCAACGACTGGGGCATGACGTTCGATCCACGTAACGCAGAGATCGGCCTACCCACGGTGATCCCGTTCCTACTGTTCCCCAAGCAGGCGGAATTCGTGGTCTGGGTGTTCGAACGCTGGCGCGGCCGCGAAGACGGCCTGGCGGAGAAGTCCCGCGACATGGGCATCTCCTGGCTGTGCGTCGCAATCGCGGTCTGGATGTGGACGTTCTACCCTGGCGTCGTCATCGGCTTCGGCAGCCGCAAGGAAGAGTACGTCGACAAGCTGGGTGACCCGAAATCGCTGTTCTGGAAGGCGCGCCAGTTCGTCAGCCTGCTCCCGGCCGAGTTCCGGCCCGCCGGCTACATCGAATCCCGACACGCGCCGCACATGCGCATCCTGAACCCGGAGACCGGCTCGGCGATCATCGGCGAGGCCGGTGACAACATCGGCCGAGGCAACCGCACGTCGATCTACTTCAAGGACGAATCGGCCTTCTACGAGCGCCCGGACGCCATCGATGCCGCGCTGTCCCAGACCTCGAACTGCAAGATCGACGTCTCGACGGTGAACGGCAACGGCAACCCATTCTTCAAGAAGCGGCACGGCGGCCGCATCCCGGTCTTCACGTTCCACTGGCGCGCGGACCCGCGCAAAGACGATGCGTGGTACCAGAAGCAATGCGGCACGCTCGACCCGGTCATCGTCGCGCAGGAAATCGACATCGACTACAACGCCTCGACGACGGACTCGTGGATCAGTGGCGACAGCATCGTGCAGGCCCAAGGCAACGGGCCGGCCGACGTCGAGTCCTTCGGCGGCTGGCGCATCGGCGTCGACGCGGCGCACTACGGCGACGACGAAAGCGTCATCCACAAGCGCCGCGGCCGACTGAACCTCAAGCAGGTGACGCGGCGCAAATTGGATGGCCCGCAGCTGGCCTGGCTCGTCGAGTCCGAATGCGACGACCTGGTCGCGGCCGGCGGCCACATCGAGTCCATCGTGATCGAACTCGACGGCCCGGGCGTCTCCTGCTACGACCAGCTCAAGGCAGGCCGCTACGCGCGGTACGTGGTCGGCGTGCACACCGGCGCGAGGCTTTCCGACGGCAAGAACTACAACCTCCGCGCGCGCATGTGGCGTGACGCCCGCGACTACCTGGACGAGCCGCCCGTGTCGATGCCGGGGTGCGGCGAGCTTCGTTCGCAGCTGGCGTCCGTGAAGTACCGCTACGACAAAGGGCTGCTGCTCATGCAGTCGAAGAAGGAATACAAAAAGGTGTACGGCAAGTCTCCGGACCGCGCCGACGCATTCGTTCTCACGTTCGCGGCGCCCGACCAGCAAATCTGGGACGACGACGATGACGAGCAGGACCATACCGGAAGATCAACAACTGGCGGCTACTGATGGCATACGAACAATTCGACATTGAAGACGACCACGTCGACGGCGCCGCGCCGGCTGCGAAGCAGCACCCGGCCGAGCTGTTGCGGTCCTTCATCGGCCAGCCGAACATCGTGCCGCTGCTGCCGCCGGAAGTGGTCAGCAAGATCGGCATGGAGGTCACGCGCGGCTACGACGCCGACGACAGCAGCCGCGCCGACTGGACGCGCATGATGAAGACGGCCATGGATCTGGCCATGCAGGTGACGCAGGAGAAGAATTGGCCGTGGCCGAAGGCGGCGAACGTCAAGTACCCGCTGATCACCACGGCCGCAATCCAGTTCAGCGCCCGCGCCTACCCCGCCATCGTGCAGGGTGAGCAGGTCGTAAAGGGCATGGTCATGGGCCCGGATCCGGACGGCGCCAAGAAGGAGCGCGCCGACCGCATCGGCCATCACATGTCGTACCAGCTGCTCGAACAGATCGAGGACTGGGACGAGGACACCGACAAGCTGCTGCTGCAGATGGCGATTGTCGGCTGCGCGTTCCGCAAGACGTACTTCGACACCACGCTGGGCAGGCCACGCAGCGAGATGGTCCCGGCGAAGTACGTGGTCTACGACCACGCCACGCCGTTTAAGGATCTGCGCCGCATCAGCCAGTGGCTGCCGCTGTACAAGAACGACATCATCGAGCGCGTGCGCGGCGGCGTGTTCGTCGACGTGAAGCTCGGGACCCCGGTCGGTGCGACCAATGACGAGGACGCGCCGTACGAGTTCATCGAGCAGCACTGCTGGTACGACCTGGACGGCGACGGCTACAAGGAACCGTACATCGTCACGGTCGTGAAGGAGACTTCCGAGATCGCGCGCATCGTCGCCCGCTTCGACGAGGAAGGCATCTACCTGAACCGCAAGGGCGAGGTCTCGAAGATCGAGCCGGTCAGCTACTGGACGAAGTACCCGTTCATGCCGAACCCCGACGGCGGCTCGTACGACGTCGGCCTCGGCCTGCTGCTGAACCCGATCAACGAGACGATCAACACAGTGCTCAACCAGCTGCTGGACGCCGGCACGCTGGCGAACACCGGTGGCGGCTTCATCGGCAACGGCCTGAAGATGAAAGGCGGCTCGGCCAAATTCGCTCCGGGCGAGTTCAAGCCGGTCGACAGTCAGGGCGGCAAGATCGCCGACAACATCTACCACATGCAGTTCCCAGGGCCCAGCCCGGTGCTGTTCCAGCTGCTGGGCATGCTGATCGAGGCGGGCAAGGATATCTCGTCGGTGAAGGACATCTTGACCGGCGAGCAGCAGGTCAATCAGACGGCAACGACCACGCTGGCGCTGATCGAGCAGGGCCTGAAAACGTTCACCGCGATCTACAAGCGCGTGCACCGGTCGCTGAAGCAGGAATTCGCGAAGCTGTTCCGGCTGAACCGCCTGTACCTGCAGCCGGAAGACTAC